GTACAGCGCCGAAAGCAGCGACGCGCCCAATCGTTTGCTGAGCCGGAACGTCCGACGCGAGGTCCGTGCGAGTTGTGACCTCTGGATCGTGCCGTCGTGATACTGGTTCTGGAGTTGAGCGTACTCCCGCAACTCCGTGAACGCGGTGCATAGTGACGCCGGCATCACCCCGTTGGGTTCGACTTGTGTGAGGTTGCCTGGCACGGAATCACGCCACCGTCAATCCGGGTAGCTGCATGTTGGCCGACTGTTGCGTGCGGCCGTAACTCGAATACTGTGCGGCCATCGCCTGGTCGGTCACGAACTGCGGCGTCACAAACTGGCCGGTCATGAAGTTGGCCGCGTCATTGCCGCTGATGCTCAGCGACATGTACGTCGCGCCGGTGCCGCCAGACGTGTTCGGGCCACCGGGAGTGGGATAGGTCCCCGCTGCGATCCCGCCGAGCGTTGGGATGTTCGAGGCGTAGACGTGCGCCTGGCCATCCTGGTAGCTGGCTTGTTGATACAGCTTGCCGCCCTGCTCGACCAAGCTCCCGGCATAGGGCGTCGTGGCCGACAGGGGCATCTTCTGGCCAGTGGCTTCCGAGTACAGCATCACGAGTTGACGCACGCTCGGTGACCGCACGGCCACCGCAATATCGCCGCCGAACTGCGACTGCGCGATCTGCACGACCTGCTTGATCGTCCCGCTGTTGGTCGGGATGCTCACGTTATAGATCGACTTGATGTCGTCGTGCGCCTTCTGCGCCGGCGACACAATACCGAGCAACATCTCCATCCCGCCGATAGCAAAGCCCGCAGCAGCGCCAATCGCCGCCCCCAGCGGTCCGCCCATCTGCATTCCGATCATTGCTCCGCCCGCAGTGCCCTCGGCGATGCCGCCCCACGTGCCGCGGTTGTTCCCCATCAAACCAGCGCTGGCGAGCATCATGCCGCCAGCACCAAGCGCAGCCCCGGCCACGCCACCTACGCCCGTGATCTTGCCGCCGGAATCTCCGGTCTGGACATCGTTGCCGTTCTCATCCGTGCCGTAGGTCGGACTGGACGGGCTCCGTTTGAAGCTCCCCCAGTTCGTGCTCTTGAGGTTGCTGACGATTCCCGCCAGGCCGCTCGGCCCGCTCGCGCCAGCCGCGTTGCCGCGCTCCCCGCCGAACAACAGCGCCAGCGGATTGAATCCGCCCGTCCCGCCCGGCGCCCGGTTCAACGTCGCCGTCCCCGCCGCTGCACCGGACCAATCTCCGCCACCAGCAGCCCAGGGAGCGGGAGTATAACCGCTGGTGGCCGCGCCCGGCGAAGAGTCACCCGTCCCGCTGAACCCGGTTCCGCCGCCAGCCGCTCCGGGGGCGCTCCGCGTGCCGCCGCTGAACAGCATTGCCACGGGCGAGAATCCAGTGCCGCTGGAACTCCAAGGAGCGGGGGAGTAGCCGCCCGCTCCCATAGGTGCGCTCATCTTGGCCGGCGCCGAGATCGATGGAATGGAAATGCCCAATACGCCCGCTGCGCCGCCGGCGCGACTCTGCAAGGATGGAGCCGCCACTCCCAAGCCTGCGGCCAGGACAGCCGTGAGCGCCGCCATCACCGCGCTGTTCTGCATGGTCGCTGTGGTGTTCTGGTCGGTGGACACGCGCACCGGGTCCTGCTTACCGCCGACAGACCCCTTGAAAATGCCCGCGAGCCCGCCCTGCCCGTCCGCGCCATAGATGATCGGATGCAGAGCGTTCGCCGCCATGCCGCCCAGCTTCTCGGTCACCGGCTTGAGCACCGCGGAGTGGATCGTGTTCACCAAGTCCTTGCCGAAGTTCTTAGGCTTCGTGAACAGAACGTCGAACAGCTTCTCGGCCTGTTTTTGCAGGTTGTCGAACTGCGACTGGATCTCCTGCTGGCGTTTCTGCTGGAGCTGCGCTTCCTTTTCCTCAAGCTGATCCTGCGCTTGGGCGATTTCCGTGAACAGATCCTTCTGCGCTTGCGCCGCCAGGACGGAGCGTTTGGCTGCGTTCTCTTCCTTCGATATCCGCTCCGCTTCGATGTTCGCCAACTGGACAGCCAGATCGAGCCTGATCTGGTAGGCTTGTTGCGCCGCTGCCTCTTCCTTTCGCGCCGCCATCTCCCGCTTTTCGGCCTCGGACATTGCCATCGGCGTTTCCTGACCGGCAGTCAGTTCCGCCATGCGTCCGGATCGCGCGGCGCGCCGCCGCAGTTCGTCCCGTTGCTCCTGGACTCCGATGTCCTCGATCCGTTCCTGCGCGGCGAAGCCTTCCTCCCACTCCTTCATCTGCCCCTTCGAAGGCATCATGAGGGCGAGCATTTTCTTGCTTTGCTCGGCTCGCTGCTTCTCGTCGTACTTCTCAAATTCCTCCCATGCCTTCTTCGATATGACGGCTGCCTGCTCGTCCGCCGCCTTGCGGATCGCCGCAATCTCCGATTCCGATGCCTTCACTTGCGCTGCCTGTTTCAGAAGCTGGTCCCGCTGAAAGTAGATCTTGCCGATTGCGTCGAGTTCGGCTTCATCGCCCTTCTTCTCGAACTCGGCGGCCTGACGACGAAAGTCCTTGAGCTGTTCCGCGCCCTTTGCGACCGCATCCAGTGCTGCCTTGCGGCGCGCTTCGGTAGCTTCTGCGGTATGGAGTTGTTGCCCCAGATCCTGTGCCTGGGCCTTCGTCAACGGCTTGTCCGGTTCAAGCAGTTGCTTCTGCAGCCGCTCGACATCCTTCTTGGCGTCGGCGTAGGCCCTCTCCATGCCCTCGTGCGTGCCGAAGAACCGGGCGCGAAGCCGATCCGTCTCTTCTTTGCCTGAACGCATGTCCGTCCGCTTGGTGGCCGCTTCGGCACCCTCCAGCATCTTCTGCAACTGCTGGATCTGGGCCTGGATATCGCTCGCGCGCTTCGCTCGGGCTTCCTCGTCGCGCGTGGGGGCGATGGCCTGCAGAATGCCGAAGTCACCGACCAGGCCTTGCTGTTGGGCCCGCAAATCCTCGATGCGCTTCAAGGTGGCATCGCGGTTCTTCATGATGTCCGGCGCCCGGCGTTCCAGGTCGGCCACTTCCTGGCGGTGACCGGAGATCGACATCTTCGCTCCAATGCCGCCCGCCGCCCGAATGTCGGCGGCATCCTGCATCGCCTGTTCCTCTTCGCGACGCTGCCGTTCATCATCGCCGGCAGTCGAGACGTTGTTGAGGAACCAATCGACGCCCTTGCCGACCCAGGTTACGGTGACGACCAGCCCTTCTTTGAACTTGCGGACCAGCGCGTCCCACTTGGTTTCGAGTACGGTCACTTGGCGCTGGTATTCGGTAAAGCGACGAATGTCCTCCTCGGTCGGCCCGAAGCCCTGCTCGTGAGCCACGCGCAGGTTCTCGTTGAGTTCCGTCATGAACGGAATCGCCTCCACGCCCACGCGCTTGAACAGGTCCATGGCGGCGGCGTCCCGCTGAAGCCCTTCCGGCAGCTTGTTCAGACCCTCGGAGATCTCAACCAGAATCTCGGACGTGGGTTTCATCTCTCCGGTGGCGGTGCGCAGATCGATGCCCATCCCGCGCAGGGTGGTCCGCACCTTCTCGCCCTCCTGGGAATTGTCATCGGCCGCCTGGGAGAGACCGCGCATGAGCCGCTCGACAATCGAGATGTCCTGCCCGACCGCGCGCGCCGCAAAACCGAACTGCCCGACTTCCTTCGCGGCCAACCCGGTGCGCAGTTCCGCGTCCTTCACACGCGTCCCGTACTCGCCGAGGCTCTTCGCCGCCTCGAATGCGGAAACCGCGATAGTGCCGAGGACGGCCGCGCCGGTTGTGACAGCCACGCCAAAGGGGCCAAGAGCGGTAAGCACGGACGAGACCGCGCCCTTCGCTCCCTGGAGCGGATTTTCCATGAATTGGCTGACGCGCTCGCCGAACGAGGTAATGGACTCGGCCTGCTTCCGCAACGCCTCTTCGGCTTCCTTGGCTGCTTTGACCGCGAGAGCTTCGCGCGCGGCCTTCTCCTCCATGGCGATCATCTTCTCGTAGGACCTCGTGATCGCGTCGATGGCCTGCGGTTCGCGGTTGTACCGCTGGAGAAGTTGCTCCCGTTGGGTGATCAGCCGATCCACGCCCGACTTGCCATACGTCTCGGCCTGTTTTTCCAGGGAGGCAATCAGGCGCTGGACGCTGGTTCGCGTCTGGTCCGAAATCCGGATCACCTTGCCATGCGACGATTCGGCTTTCTTCTCGAAGCTGTCCAGACCGGTGTTGGCCTTGTCCACTACTGGGGTGACCTGGTCCTCGGCTTCGAGGATGACGCGCTCTGCTTGGTCTGCCATTTACGCTGCCTTAAGCATTACGAAGGGACGCGCCTGGAACGCCGCGAGAACCGCTTGGCGGTCGCGCGGCGACACGCCCCACTGCGCCTCGCGCCGGTTATTAAAGGCGGCGATCTGCGAGGCGGTCAACCGCCGGCCAGGAAGGCTCTCGTCGAGGAACCCGATTGCCGCGCGATTCTCGTTCGCAGTAAGGACCTTGAGGCAGCGGAGGGTATGCCCGCTCCACGTCCAGTCGCGGATCGGCTGAAGGCCGCGCGCCGCCTTGTAGTCGGGATACCCGCGCCGACCCGGCAGTCCGGGCTTCAGCGGCGCTGCCGCCTGGTCGTAGATGTTCTGGCCGTGTTGGATGCGCGCCCGGATCGCATCCGTCAGCACCTGTGCGAAGCCCTGCATTTCGGTGGCGGTGTAGGGCGAGTAGACAAAGCGAGCGCGCGTGATGACGGTTTGGAATCTGGCCATGATAACCTTTAGCCGGGACAACGTGCGCAGCATGAGCGGCCCTGCACGAAGTCTCTATTGGGAATCAACACCGGCTCGCCCTTTAAGGGCGTCAGGTTACGCCGGCCCATGCCTTTTTGAAGCGCTTTGCTGCCACCTGGGTCGGCGTGAAGCGCGCCCCTTTCTGCGTCGCCGCCTCAAGTGCTGCTTGGTATGCCTTCCTTTTCTCTTGGGCGGGATCCTCAGCGCGTCTGCGAACTTCCGCCAGCGGATCCGCGCCCTGCTCGGCCAAGCGCAACACCAACCCTGAATCCAGGCTTGACAAAACGCCCAGACCGACGAGAGCTGGTTCCGGCACCGCTTCATCAGCATTCTCTGCAGAAGCGATGAAACGCAATTGATTCAGGAAGCGCTTGAGCTCCCTGGGCGAAGGTGAGACTTCGAATGCCGCCGGGGTCCAGATGTTCAGCGCCCTGACAAACTCCGGCGAGTCCAACTCCACAGCCGGTAGTAGACCACGGCGAAGCTGTAGCCAAAGGGCGAGAATCGCGAGCAATCCGAGCGGCAGTGCAATACCCAGCAAGAGCCTCGCGGTAACGGCAGGTGCCGACTCCCGTGACTCATAGCTCGGGCCTTGGACGGCACCGATGTCCTTGGACTGCGCCGGGTGTGGTTCGATCTGCGGCGACGCGAGCGATGACTGACCGGTTACGAGTGTGGGGCCGGCCGGGAGTGAAGAGATCTGCACCGGGTGCAGCGCACGGTAGACCATGTCGCCGCCAAAGTAGCCGCTGATTGCGAGCGTCAGGGCAACGCCACCGACTGCCGCGATTCGCCAGGCGCGGTCGGTGACGGCGATCGCCCTCTGAAGATTTTCGCGTCCCGCCTCCGCCACGAGGCGGCTGGCAGCGCCAGCGTCGAAGTCCGGGACCGGCACCTCCATTTGGATGAGTTTACGCAAGTAATTCTCAGCGAAGCGGTTTCGTGCCTTTCGTTCATCCGTCTCTGCGGGAGCGTCCTCCTTGGCCATCGCGGCGTAAGCCAAACCGATGCCGTTCAGCACCTGCTTGCGGTCGATTCCGAGGATAACGAAACAATGGCCGGCGTTGGTTAGAAAGTTAATCGTTTCCATGATTTCGGCGATCTGGTCGGGACGACAGCGGTCGAGGTCGTCGATGATGATGGTGAGTCGGCGATCACCGAGCGCCTCAGTCACCTCCTTGAGTGCGCCTGCGAACCTAGTGCGGAAAGCGAGTTGGCCGCCAAGGTCAGTCCAACGCGTAGCACGGACCGTGCTGGCCATAAGCTTCCCTGGGTCAAGCCCGCGCGACTTCAGACGATCACGGAAGCCCCAAACGGCGCCGTACAATGCCCATATGACGCCTGCTGCGGGGAATAGATTTTTCACTTCGGTTCTGGCGACTGCATCCGATAGCGTCGACAGATTAATCCTGGCTAGGTACTTGAATATCGAGGCCCACTCGCCGCTTGATCGTGGCAAGCACAATGCAACGATGAAGCTGCAGGCCACCAACCCCCCGGCCCAGCAAAGTGGCTTCTCAGCGACCCGCTGACGGAAGAGGCGAGTGCGCACGCGAAGGCCGGCAAGGCTAAACACCGGGGGTACTGCCTGCTTCCGAACCTGTTGCAACAGCGCTGCAAAGATATTTTCCTCCTTCTGGTGGTGCCACGCGTTGAACCAGACGGGACGGATCTCGCGCCTCCGCAGGTCCTGGCGAAGGCGGTTGAGTACGCTCGATTTCCCGGTGCCCCAAGGCCCAGTGACGGCAATCGTCAACGGCGGCTCGGTTTGCGAATTGCGGAGGAAACGGCTGATCTGAGTGGCAAGAGTCTCGGCACCAGCCACATCCTCGTCACCGTCATCAAGAGGGCGATCAGGTGTGAACAGGCCGGCGAGGCTAGTGACGTAAAGCTCGCGCTTCCGCGACGGGAGGGGCTGAAAGGCTGGCAGCGCAGTGACGAAGCCGACCACCAAGAGCAGCCAAGTGATGGGTGCCAGCGACCTGCGATGCAGCACCTTTTGCCACGTTTGTCCTGCGTCGGTGCTACGCACGATCGTGTTACCAATGCCCACTGCGATGGCAGTGCGGCCATCTGCGGCCAAGGCAATCGCATCGAGATGGCCCTGGTTCCCGGCGCGGACACTTGACCAGTTAGCACCGGTATCGGCGCTACGCAGAATATTGCCGCCAGCGCCGACGGCCAGGGCGGTGCGGCCGTCAGCGGCAATTGCAACTCGCCATAGAAGGCCATGCCCCGCCGCAACGCTGACGGGCGTCCAACTGGCACCAGCATCGAATGTGCGCAGGCTCGCCGCGGCCATCTTGCCGTCATCCCCCACCGCAATGCCAGCGCGACCGTCTGCGGTTACTGCGACGCCGTTGAGTTGACCTAGAATGTCGATGCTGGCCGGTGACCATGTGGCCCCTGCATCATCGCTGTGCAGAATCGGGCCGTGGGCACCCACCGCGATGGCGTTGCGACCGTCCGCTGCGACGGCTATTGCCAGAATTGGGTGCTTGGCTCTGGTGCCGGCCGGCGACCAGGTTTGGCCCCCATCGGTGCTGCGCAGGATGGTGTCGTCCTCGCCCGACGCGATCACTACGCGACCGTCTGAGGCCAATGCTATGCTGCGGAGGTTGTGGTCCGGTCCAACGGGCACCGTCACCCAGGTGACCCCACCATTGATACTGCGTAGGACCGCACCATTGAGGCCTGCGGCGATGGCGGTGCGGCCATCTGCGGCAAGGGCGATTCCGGTGAGGATGGCTCGGGGAGCCGCAGTAGTCGTCGACCAAGTGATGCCAGCATCAGTGCTGCGGAAAACCGTTCCGTCCTGACTCAACGCAATGGCGGTGCCTCCATCTGCGCTCAGGGCGACGCCGACGAGAACGGACTGGCTCCCACCTGCGATGAGCGACCAGCTGTTGCCCGAATCGGCGCTCCGCACGATGGTGCCAGGCCCACCGACGGTGATCGCGATGTTGCCGTTCGCGCTCAGAGCGACGCTATAGAGGGAGGCGTCCGCTCCAATGCTGAACGACGACCAAGTGACACCTGCATCGCCACTCCGCAGGATTGCACCGCCCCAGCCTACCGCGATGGCGCTACGGCCGTCCGCAGCTAGGGCAACGCCCAGCAACTCGGCGGTTGTGGCTCCGGCGTTTATCGCCGACCAACTAGTGCCCGCATCAGTGCTTCGCAGGATCGTATTTTCATAGCCGACAGCGATGGCTATACGCCCGTCACGGGCGAGGGCGACGCGGGTAAGGGCAGCCCTGGTTTCAGCATTTACCAGCTGCCAAGTGCTGCCGGAGTCAACACTACGAAGGATCGTTCCGCCGGACCCGACCGCAATCGCCACGCGGCTGTCCGCTGCGAGGGCGACGCTGTTGATGCTCGCCGAAGTGCCACTGTTAGCCGATGACCAAGTGGCGCCCGCATCAGTACTGTGCAGAACGGTGCCTTTACCGCTTACTGCGACGGCGGTGCGACCATCCCGAGTAATGGAGACGTCGCGAAGGTCGTCCTTAGTGCTGACGTTGACTGGGACCCAACTCGCACCCCCATCAGTACTACGAAGGATAGTGCCTCCTTCTCCGACCGCAATGCCGGTGCGCGTATCCGCGGTGAGGGCTATGCCTTCCAAGTTAATCGGCTTTCTGGCACCGGCCAAGGACCAAGTGGCGCCCGCATTGTCACTGCGTAGGATGGTCCCTCCGTGACCGATCGCAATGGCCGTGCGTCCGTCCGCAGCGAGGGCGACTGCGTTCAGCGGTTCATCAACGAGTGACAGCCGCGCGAAGGCATTCTGCTCCTGCGGCTCCAGCCACCATGCCGAACTCCACCGTTCTGCGAGTCGGAAGGGATCGGCGCGCAACGGCAGCCAAGCCGTCAGCGCGACGCCAAGCCCGCAGAACGCCAGCGCCGCCATTAGCCAGGGCAAGCGCAGCCGGATCCAGGGCATTGACGGCCACGTTCTGGCCCTGGAGTTCGACGCTTCAGTCTTGCCCACCATCGAGAGTCTTTTTACCTCCCTTCAGTACCGCAAACGGTAAATCGTCGTGTTCGGCAATGGAAGTGTGGCTCATTCGTTGCCCCGTCGCGCGGCTCATGCCACATGTGTCCGGCCACTGCGGGCCTTACGTTTCGGTCGTTGCGAGCTTGTCTCAGGTACACTGCATCTTATCACTCCGAACGTCGTATTAAGACGGCGACTTCATTTACGGGGAGGACAGACCGCGAACCGCGGTTCCCCTGGGACTGAGACATTGGAGGCGTCTCGAAAAGATTACCGAGAACTCTTGTTTCCCCGGTCCCCGCTCTGGATCTGCTCCTGGCGCTCGGCTTCGATCAACTCTAGCACCCGAAACTCCTCCTCGGTGATGTCCGCCAGTGTGATCGTCAGCCCGATGCTCTTCGCGTTCAGTATGCGGAAGCATCGACGTACCAGAGCGCCGTGGGGCGTGTCCATCGCCTCTTCGAGCAGGTTTTTCGGACAGCCCGGCCCGTGGCTGACGTCGATGGCTTTCCAATCCGCGCGGCAAGCGGGGCAGCCATTCAATTCCGCCTGCGCCGAGTAGCCGCACTTCCGGCAGCGGAAGACGCGGTCGGGGCACTCTTCCTCGGCTCCGCACAGCCCGCCCTGGTGCAGCACCGACCGGATCAGGAATCGAACGCCCGGATCTTCCGGCCAGTCGCCGGGCGTCGTTATTCCGGGTCTTCGTCAGCCTCGATGGCCAGTTGCGCGATCACTTCGGAGACCGCCGCTGACTTGTGAACGATGGGCACGGCGCCGGCATAGCCATCGTGCGAGATGTGCAGCTTGTCGTAGAGCGCTCCGCTCGGTTCAAGAAACGCGCGCGTCTCGACCGACCGCCGTGCGGCCACAACGCTGGTGGAAGCCCGCTCGTGGTCCTGCATCTCCTTCGCGGTCGGCATGCGCAGCACGTGAACCCCGCGGGCGCCGGGCACCTTCATCTCGATCCGGTAGTTGACGCCCTCACGCTCGACGCTGGCCACGGCGCACCGCTCAATGCGACCGATCACCATACCCGCTTCAGCGTCATCGAACTCGGGGCCATCCTTGTCGGTGCGGATCTTTGAGAACAACTCGGCGTTGATCTTCGGCAGATCCACGTCCTCGCTCTGGGATTTCCCGCGTCCGAGAAAATGCCGGACCGTGCGCTGCGCGCGCGCCCACGCGCACCACTCCTCATCCGAAGGGAACCGCACCTCGCAACTTTTCTCGCCGCCCGACAGGATCGGCACCACAAACGGCTTCGACGCATCGAAGCCCGCTTTCTTTTCGGTTTCCATTCAAGCCTCCTATTGGCAGATGCCCGTTTGCGGCGTCATGACGGTCATCGTCACCAGGCCGTTGGTGGGGTCGTAGAGTTGCACGCCGGTGATCTGGAGTGTCACGATGCCGTCGGTGTTGCTGAGTTCCGCGACGTTGAAGCCCATCTTCTGGATGAGCATGGTGAAGGAATTGTTGGTGTCGCGAGTCACGGTGAAGGTGGCCGTGCCGGTGGTCAGATTGATCAGATTCGAGTACTCGGCCGATCCGGCCTCGACACGCACCACGAACTGCACCGCGAATACGCGGTCGCCCCATTCGAACCGCCCCTGGATCTGGTAGCCGTCCTGCGCCCCCGAACCAGGGAAGAAGCCGGGCCGGAAGTTGTTCTCCCAGGACGCTTCCATGGACACGAAGTCCTTCGCGCTGCTGCCGGAGAGATAGTTGATGCCATTAAAGGTCAGCGCGGTGATCATTCCGGCATTGAACTCATGCGGTGAATACACGGCGGGCAGGGTGATTCCGCTGGGCGAGGTGTACTGTCCGGTAGTCACACATTCCGCCGCGATCATCGCGCTGGCGCGACCGGGACTGTTCTTGATGGACAGCTTCCACGATTTGACGGCGCAGCCCACCAGCATTTCGTCCAGCACTGCCGAGCCGCCAGGCCGGATCTGCTGCACGAACGAGAAGTAGGGCAACTCGAGGCCGGTCGGATTCGTCGCCCCCAGAGCCGGAATGATGGTGTACGTGTACGGGCCGCTGCCGCTCACGGTCACGTTGCCCAGCGAGAACGCCATCGCCCATGCGAGGATTTCCGACGAGGCGTACTTCGAGATCTCGTAAGTCGGCATGTTGTAATGCGACTTGAAGAGCTGCGTCGGGAACTCATGGCCCTTGCCAATCTCAGCCCGGTCATCCTCGTTCACCGGAACTTTCGCCCACGGCTTCGTATTGAGGTTCGTGTGACGCCAGATAGCAGTGGAGGCATTCGCCGTCCCGATGGCGGTCTGCTTGCCGAAGCCCCAGCCATTCAGCAGTTCATTGATGTTTGCCATGCTACTTTTTCTCCTGAACCGGAGTTGCCGGTTTTGGGCCAGTGGCCGCTGGCGGGGGAACCTGACGCCACCCGGCGACCATGAGCGGTGTGAGCTCTGCGGCTGTCGCTTCGACTTCCTTCACTTCGCCCTCGGGCGATTGCATGAAAACCCAATCCATAACGTTCTCCTTCACTCCCCGCCGGGATTGCCTTGTTCCACCAGCGTTGCTTGCACCTCGAAATAGTCGAGCGTCGCGCCGTCTGCGCTCACCACGACCGTGTTTCGCTGGGCAGACGGAAGATCCATGTCCATCGGGTAACAATTGGGGTCGATCTGGAAATGCAAGAGCGATGACCACGATGGAGCACCCGTTGGTATCGAACTGACCAGCAGCCAGAACAGGTCGGCATACGTGGCGGTGGAGTTCTGTTCCGGCGCGCGCAGGTAAATCGAGAAGCGATGCGCAAAGTGCAGCGCCCCGCCCGTGAGACGCCGCGGAGTGGTGCCATTCCACGCCACAAGAATCGAGCCAGGCGGCGTTTGCAGGATGGCCAACCGAAGATTGTTGTCGGTAGCCAATCCTTCCATGAACGCGCGGATGTTGTTGCCGTCGCCTCCGACCGCCGTCACCAAGTCCGGGCAGGACTGGAGCGCGGTGACCCACTCGCCAAGTATGGTTTTCGGATTGATCACACGGAGGCCTCAACTCGCGCGCTGCAGCAGTGCCAGGTTGAGCATGCCGTAGGCGTCCGGCTGCCGCACCGTCGTCACCACGTATTGCGTGCCCCAGGCAGTCACCCAATCGCCCTTCGCCGGCGGATTCGAGAAGTCGGACGGATTGACCGAGATCTCTTCGAAGCTCGCCACCGCGCCTGACTCCTCGCGCGGGCGAAGGTGGCGAATGGCGGTTACCGTGAACGGGTCCCCCTGCGCTGCGCCTGCCTGCACCGGTTGGTACACCACCGGCTCGCCGAAGGTTTGGAGCATGACGCCGTCTACCAGCGCCTCAATGGTGGGCCAGTTCCCCATCTCACGTCCAGTAGGCGACGATCAGACCCTCGCCCGCGTTGTTGGCATCGATGTAGTAATCCGATGGCAGCAGCAAATGGCGTGCATCTTCCGCCCAGATCTCGTAAGCGTCCGCGACGCCGCCACCAGAACCGGTGGGCCAGAACTCCTTGACCACGCCTGCGCCGTTCGTCTTGTTCATGCCGGAGACGCCGAGGAACACGCGACCTGTCTGACCGATCACTGCGGCGAAGCGCATCCGCTCCACCCGCAGATTCGGGTCGCTGGAAACGGGGACGGGCGTGCCGGGCGTCGGTACCGGGATGTTGCCGAACGAGTTTGCTTTCATCGTAATCAGAGCCAGGCAAGGACCTTGTACTTGGCCCCCGTGGTCACCGTCACGAGCACGTTGGTCGCGGTGTGCGTACCTTCTGTGACCGTGAAGACGTTGGTGCTCCCGCTGTTGTCCGTGCAGGAGACCAGCACCCCTGCGGGCACTGCGCCCAAGCCGTGCGCGATGCTTTGCTGCGCGCCGCTGCCCGTTTGCACCGCCGACAGGAACTGCTTCTGTTTCGATGGGTAGCTGCCCTTGAAGTTCGGCTGCGGCCCCGCGCTCTGAAACTCCGGAGCGTTAACGGGTGTTTTTTCCACTTTGACTGCCATGCCTCTTTTCCTTTCCCGGCTTGGCCGGTTCCTGCTTGGGAAGCTTGGAGAGCGCCCGCTCGACCTCGGCCTGAGTCCCGATCCTGCGTTGCTCGTAGAGTTGCCGCGCGCGCGTCAACTGGACCTTGTTTGTGGCATCGGGAGCGGGATACTCATCGCCGATGTCTGATGGCGTAAAGCCCTGCAACGGGCGCAGGACGTAAAGCGGCGGAACCAGGCTCCTGGTCAGCCGCGCCCACGATTCACGACGAAGCATCATGGCTACACCGCCGAGATCACGTTGTTGAAGTAGAACCCGAGATCCGCAGAGACCAGGCGCATATCGAACGCCGAGTCGATCTCCACGCGATCCGAAGCCAGGTGCTCCATGCGGAACGTCTTGATGCGGACGCCGGCGCCACCGGTCGTTCCGATCAGGCCCGTCCAGTTGAACACGTACCCCGCGCTGGGAGTCATCAGGCCGGCATTCTTCGGGCGGTAAAACAGTGCCGCGCTCATGCCGCCGATGAACGCGTTGGATTCGGCCGCGCCTTCCGCCGCCGTGTTGTAGACGGCGTCGATGACCAGGACATCCTCCAGTTCGAGAATCTCGGCCATGATCTGGCGAGTCGCCACTGCCGGGTTCGGCGCGGTCTGACCGTACTTGGTGCGGTCGATGAAGTCGGGGTGATCCACAAGCTTGTCAAACACCGGACGGCTCACCACGAAGATATTGGGCGCGAAGCCACCGCTCGACAGCCGCATCTGGGTCTTCGCATGGCGAATGTCCGTGATCGGGTTGCCGTTCGGATAGTTCCCGGAGTCCCAATAAATGACGTGCGTGGAGTCCGCGGTCGCCTGGCCGGTTACGTTGTTGGTCCAGATGCCGGTGCCGAAGAACTTCGTGACCCACTGATTTTCGCGGCGGATCAACGCCTTCTGCGTCAGGAAAATGGTAGCGTCGCGGTCGGGTGCGAGCGGCGAGTCGCTGTTGGAGCGGATCTGGTCATCCACATCCTTGTGCAGCGACCAGACGTCGCAGTTGTAGGTGCCGGTGGAGTTCAGGTTGTAGCCCGTGCCGGCGGATTCGGTAGCCAGAGCGCGCTTCTGCATCTCGTCGCGGTTGAAGTCGGCCCGCGCGTAGGTGTAGTAAAGATCGCTTTTGTTTTCGACCGGCACCGCCGGGAAGGCCTTGTCGGCGACGAATTCGACTCCGGCGGCCTCCTGAAGGTAGGCCACTGAAACATTCGTCAGCGGGCGATTGACGTGGACGTCTTGTAGTGTTGGTTGAGGCATTTGTGATTTCTCCTATTGATGAACGGCTACATCTTGTACGGGCCGAGAAGCAGCGCGGGGATAATCACGCCAGCGCCGCCCGATGCCGCCAGCGCGCGCGCCCGCACGAAATTGCCGGAGGTCGCAGTGATAGCCTGACCGCTGGCGTTGGCCATGAGCGGGTCGCCGTTGTTGACCGCAGCGCCGGTCAGCAGCTTGGTGATTCCGAGGATCGCGACCTCGCCCTCGACTCCCTGCGCGTTGGGCTTGTCCTGGACCACGCCATCGGCGACGGCTCCAGCGCCCGTGAAGTTGATCTGTCCGGACGAGTTGACGGTCACGAAGTAGAACTGCGGATTCACAGTTCCTCCGCTCGTGAGGTCTGCCGCCGCCGGAAGCCCGACTGAACGTAATGTCTGTTCGAATGCCATGTGTGTTGGTCTCCTTTCGCCCTACCGGGCGAGGCGAATGCCAGCGCGCTCGAGCGTGGCGATCAGGCCCTTTGCGTTGTGCTGCGCCACAAACGCGCCGTAAACCTCGGGGTGCTCTTCGAGCATCTGAGCGTAGGCGCGCTCCTTGGTCAGCTTGGTGGTACCGCTTTCGGCGTAAAGATTCGGAGTCTCTTTGCCGCGATTCTGGCGGGCGTAGGAAGTGGCTTGGGCTTCAAGTTCCTGAAGCGAGCCAGTTG